GACGAGGGGCAGGGGGCGGCGCCGGTGATAGGCGCGAACGAATTATCCGGCGGCATGCGCGATGTTCAGGGGCTTCTCGAGGGCCAGCACCTGGCAATTCGCCTGTGCCCCATGCACGAGATCCGCGGCTATGATCAGAACCCGAGGAAGCATTCCCCGCAGCAAATCGAAACCCTTGCGCGGGCGATTGAAACTTTCGGCTGGACCGTGCCGATATTGATCGACGGCGACGGCGTAATTATCGCCGGTCATGGGCGCTATGCCGCTGCAGCGATGCTGCAGCTAGAGCGCGTGCCAGTGGTCGTGCTGACCCATTTGACGCCCGAGATGCGTCGCGCGCTGGTAATCGCCGACAATCAACTGCCACTTACCGCCACATGGGACCAAGGCATACTCGCTGCTGAGTGTGCGGCCCTAAATGAGGCCGAGTTTAATCTTGATCTTTTGGGCTTCGATGCGCTTTCCATCGATCGCCTTTTGGCCATGGAGCTTCCGCTGGAGGAATTGGACGATGAAATGGGCGAGGCAGGCCAGGATTCGGACGAGGAGATCATACCGGAGCACTCGGAGATTGCTATTAGCCGCGCCGGTGATATTTGGCGCATTGCATCCCATCGACTAATCTGCGGGGATGCGGCCAATAAGGACACTAGTGCGGTTCTTATGGAAGGGCTAGAAGCGTCGCTTTGTTTCACGTCGCCGCCCTATGCGCAGCAGCGGTTATACAAGAATGAAAGCCCGATATTATGGGACGATCTGATGCAAGGCGTGTTCGGAGTCTTGCCCGTATCGCACGATGCACAGGTCCTGGTCAACCTGGGGATGTGCCATGAATCCCATGAGTGGTGCCCCTATTGGAGCCAATGGCTCGACTGGATGAAATCTCGAGGGTGGCGCCGCTTCGGCCTTTATGTTTGGGATCAGGGCTCCGGCCTACCCGGTGACTGGGGGGGGCGATTAGCGCCGAGCTTCGAGCTGATTTTTCACTTTAACCGATCCGCACGGACGCCCAACAAGGTGTTGCCTTGTAAGTTTGCGGGGCAAATGCGCTCGCCTGGGAGCAGCAACATAAGGAATCCAGCCGGCAAAAACATGCCTTGGACACATGAGGGCCGACCGATTCAAGATTGGAAAAGACCGGATAGCGTGATTCGGATACGTAGGCAGCAGGGGGCAATCGGCGCTGGCATCGGTCACCCAGCAGTCTTTCCGATTGCGCTGCCGGAGTTCATCTATCGGGTTTACAGTCGCCGCCATGATGTTATCTATGAGCCCTTCTGCGGCTCTGGTAGTGGCCTGATTGCTGCGGAAAAATGCCGGCGCATAATTCGAGCCGCTGAGCTTGTGCCGCAATATGTCGATGTCGCCTTGAAACGGTGGCTCCAACACTTCCCGCGGGTGGTGCCGGTCCTGGCCGAGACCGGCGAGACCTGGCCGGAGGTGGCGAAACGCCGGACGGCAGCCACTAGCATGGAGGCGGAGTGCTAAACATAGACGCCGACGAATCATCGGCCGAGGCGCGGGCGCTACTGGAAGGGCAGCACTTGGCCTTGCGCCTGCGGCCGATCGGCGAGCTGCGCGGCTACGAGCGCAACGCCTGGCAGCATCCGCCGGAGCAAGTTGAGGGTTTGGCGGGCAGCATCCTGGAATTTGGCTGGACCGCGCCGATCCTGGCCGATGCGGAGGGGGAGCTGATCGCAGGCCACGGGCGCCTGGCCGCCGCCCTGCGGCTAGGTCTCAAGCGCGTGCCGGTGATCACGCTGCCGCATTTGACCCCGGCGCAGAAGCGGGCCTTGGTGATCGCCGACAATCAGCTACCGCGTGGCGGCTATTGGAATGAGGCGCTATTGTCGGCCGAGCTCGCCGACCTGGCCGATATGAAATTCGATCTAAGCGTAATTGGCTTCGAGAGCGATGCGCTGCGCGGCCTGCTGAATCTGGATGTAGGCGAGGAGACGCTGCCCGATCTGGCGACGGGCGAAAAGGCGCCCTTCCAACAGGTGACCTTTACCCTGCACGAGACGCAGCTGCAGCGCCTGCGGCAGGCGCTGGCATTGGTCACGCCCGCCGAAATGGCGGCGCAAGAGCGCGTCAACACAAACCGCAACGGCAACGCCCTGGCGGCGCTGGTCGATCGCCTATTGAACGGGGCGGGCGAGAATGAACAGCGCGCTGCCTAGCGCGCGGGAATTGCGCGTCGCGCCGATTGCGCGCGATGCGGCAAACCGCATGGTGCGGCGCCTGCACTATAGCGGCCGCGTGGTGAACAACAGCCAGGTGCATCTAGGCGTGTTTTGGCACGGGCGCCTGGAGGGCGCAATGCAATGGGGCCCTCCAATGGATCGGCGCAAGGTTTTGGGCCTGGTATCGGGCACGCCTTGGCATGGAATGCTCGAGCTGAATCGAATGGCATTCAGCGAGCGCTTGCCGCGGAATTCTGAATCCCGCGCCCTGGGCGTGGCCCTGCGGATGATGCGCCAGGCCTATCCGCAATTGCAGTGGCTGATCTCCTTCGCCGACGCCACGCAATGCGGCGACGGGACAATCTATCGAGCCACGGGCTGGCTGCTCACCAAAATAGGGAAGAATAAAACGATCTGGCGCACACCGGACGGGCGCGACACGGTGAATGAGGTGACGGCGGCGACGTGCGGGGTCAAGACGCGGCTGCGTTTGGGCCAATGGTGCCCGGCCTTCCTCGAGGGCCGCGATCCTAGCGCCGACGAAATGCTGGCCGCCGGTTTTCGGAAGATCGCCGGCTACCAATTGCGCTATATGTATTTTTTGGACCCTGCCGCCCGGGCGCGTCTCACCGTGCCCATATTGGCCTATGCGGAAATTGCGCAGCGCGGCGCGCGCATGTACCGGGGCCGGCGAATCAATACGGCGCGCGAAGCAGGCAATGGGGCCGTCCAGGCCCGCAGCGGCGGTGCGACACCGACCCGCGCGCTCCATTCGGCCGGCGCCGGGGCGGGGTGCTAAACGATGCTGTCCGCCGCCGTGGCTGAAAAGATTACCCGCGCCGAATACGCACGCCGCCGCGGCTGGTCTCGCGCCTACGTGACGCAGCTGGTGCAGGCGGGACGGCTACTACTCGACGAGGGCGGGCGCCTCGATCCGGACGAGGCCGACGCGGCCCTGGCGGCGGCGCGCGATCCGAGCACGCACCCGCAATCGACGGCGGGCGCGCATCTGGCGGGCGAGATGGCGGCGCCGGGACTGGGGCGCGGCCGCGGCGCCGAGGGCGCCTCGGCCGGCCCTACGTACATGCAGGCGCGCACGCTGCGCGAGGCGTATCAGGCGAAGCTAGCCGAGCTCGAATATCGCGAGCGCAGCGGGCAGCTACTGGATCGGGCCGCGGCCGAGGCCGAATCACTGGCGCTGGGCCGAGAGCTGCGCGAGACGTTACTCGTGTTGCCGCCGCGCCTCGCGCAGGCGCTGGCCGAAAGCAGCGACCCGCACGAATGCGAGGCGATATTGGAGGCGGCGCTGCTGGAGGCGCTGGAGACCCTGGCCAGTGGACGCTAGCGCCTCGGCGGCGGTCTATCGGGCGGCCTTCCTGCGGGGCCTGCAGCCCGAGGTGCGCTCGTCCACCGTCGATTGGGCGGAGGAATTTCGGCGCCTCTCGCGCAGCATGGCGGGCACCGGCGGGCGCTTCCGCTTCGATCGCACGCCCTACCTGCGCGACATTCTGGCCGCGGTGGACGACCCCAGCGTGCGCAAGGTGGTCGCGATGAAATCCTCGCAGGTGGGCTGGACCGATGGCGTGGTGCTGAATTACCTGGGGCACCGTATCCATCGGGCGCCCTGCCCGATGGTCGTAATGTTCCCCAAGGACGGCACGGCGCGCGAGTTCAGTAGCGAGAAGTTCAACGCGATGGTGGAGTTATGCGCGCCGCTGGCCCAGCTGGTGCGCGTCGGCATCACCCGCGCCTCGGATAATCGCCAGCAGTTCAAACGCTTTCCTGGTGGTTTTCTGAAACTCGTGGGCAGCAATAGTCCCTCCGGCGTGAAGATGACGCCGGCGCCGGTGGTAATCGTAGAAGAGCCGGACGATTGCCAGATAAACGTGCGCGGCCAGGGCAATTCGCTAGCGCTACTCGAACAGCGGAATAAGACGTTCAGCCGCCGCAAGTCGATCCTAGGCGGCACGCCATCGGTGGAAGGCGCCTCGGCGATCGCCTACGAATACGGGCAAAGCGATCAACGCCGCTACTACGTGCCGTGCCACCATTGCGCCGAGGCCGAGCCGTTGGCCTGGGAACACGTGCATTGGGACGAAGATCCGGGGCGCGCCGATCCGGTGTATGGGGACGTCGTGCCGGAATCCGTGCGCTATTACTGTCCGCAATGCGGCGGCGCCTGGGATGATGCCGAAAAGCGCGCCAATGTGCGCCGCGGGATATGGCGTGCCCATGCGCCGTTCCACGGCGTGGCCGGTTTCCATCTGAATGAGCTGCTTTCCGGTTTCCCGGGCTCGACGCTGGCCGATCTCGCCGGCCGCTACCTGGCCGCCCGGCGCAAGCAGGAACAGGGCGACGATTCCGATCTGATCGTGTTCCGCAATTCCGCCGAGGGCCTGCCCTATGCGCTGGAAACGGGCCTGCCCGAGGCCGAGGATTTAGCCGCCCGGGCCTTGGAGTATCCCGAGGGCACGGTGCCGCGGGGCGGCGTGGTTCTGACTTGCGGCGTGGACGTGCAGCACGATCGATTGGCGGTGATCGTGCGCGCCTGGGGTGAGAATGAACAATCCTGGCTAGTGCTCTGGGCCGAGCTTTACGGCACGCCCAGCGATCGCACCGATGCCGTTTGGGATGATCTCGACCGCGTGGTTTGGGGCGGCTTTCCGCATGCCGATGGGCCTCGCCTGTACGTGCAGGCAATGGGCATCGACGCGGGCGACGGGAGCACGTCTGATGCCGTTTACCATTACGTGCGCACGCGCCGCGCCCGCGGCCTGCAGGGCCTGGTGGCGATCAAGGGCGCCTCATGGGACCGCGGCCGCCGCGAAATCTATACGCGCCCGCCGCCGCCCGCCGATCCGGGGCGCAAGGCTAGCAAGGCCGCCAAGTATGGGCTGCGCGTCTACCTGGTAGGCACGCATCGGGGCAAAGACTTGATCTATTCGCGCCTGAAACTGGCGGGCACCGGTGCCGGCCGCCTGCATTGGTACGCGGGCGTGCGCGCCGATTATTGCGAGCAGCTGATGGGCGAGGTGTGCGCGCCCGTACGCGGCGGCCACGAATACCGGCCGCGGGCCGGCGTGCGCCATGAGGTGCTCGATTGCGAGGTCTACGCCCTGCACGGGGCCCGCCGCCTGCGCCTGCATCTGCGCCCGCCGGATTGGTGGGCCGAGCAGGAGCGGGCGCTACTGCAGGGGGCCCTGGCGCTAGGGGCCGAGGCCGAGGCCGGGGCGCAATTGCCGCTGGCCGCCGAGGCCGAGGCG